TCCGCGTGGGCCTTTTCTAGAGTCTGCTTGGCTTGCATAACCAACGGATTAGGTTGCGGTGTACCCCTCAATAGTATTTCAAACTCAGACTTTTGCTTAGTCACAGATGATGCCCCCGGTATTTTGAAGGACTTCATACGTATGCCATCGGCAAGAGCTGGTAGGTTGGCAGGGCTGAACAACCATTGTTGTATTGCTGGATTTGCACTACTGGCATCTACCAGAGACATCAGTTTTTGTTCACGCTGCGCCCAACTTTCTGGAAATGCTGTATCCGACTCAGGGAAGCACAGTACGTTCCCAGCAAGGTTCGCTGTATTAACAGAGACGTTACCTTTACCAGGTATGTTCTGTGTGATCTTACTTCCGTCTCGACAATCACGAGCACATTTAACAGCCTGTCTAGCAGCTTCTGCAAACAGGTCTTGTATATTATTCCAAGGACACCCTATTCTCTGTAGGGCTTGGTCTCGTTGTATGGCTATGCCTCCAACAGTCTCAGTATTAGTAGCCGCCCCAAATAATGAGGGCAAGGCCCCTGAAATCTCTTCGGATAAAGCAGTGATAAACCACTTAATGAAGTCGGGCAACGAAGCCTGCGGCTGAGGTGTAGGCTCAACCATTATGTACTGGTCTGCGGTTGTCAGCCCTGGTGTGGGCAAGAAAGGTCCGCTGGTACCCGGTACGTTAGTGGTAGTCTTCATGGCTTCAATATCGAAGACTTCAGAGTTATACCACTTTTTGGGTATGGTTCGTTTAAAGAAATCATCCAGAAGATCAACCCAATCGTTGATGCGCTTCTGAATAGCTATTAAAGAAGAACCCATTGCTCTGCGATTCTGGCCTTTACCTGATGTGGGGTGTCCAATAGCCAAGTGCTCATCCATGCTCTCGTTACGAGAGAAAGCATAGTCTGCCCCGGCTTTAGCGAGTATACAACCATTTGGAAACTTCTCAAACAGTTCTGCCCTCGCAATGCTGCTTACTCCTTCATCCATAAAGAAAGAAGGACGGAACCACGAATATTTTATAGTGCAATGACGCGCCAGTGAGTCTCCTGTTACATATGCACCAAGGACTGCTTGGCGTATATTCTCACGAGCTATGCGGTCGAGTTCGGTATTAGAGTCTCCCCCACCTGGTTTAATCTTTTCTGCTATCCAAGGGAAGGTGGCTTTTACTATTGCAACGTCCAAGTCAAAGCTCAACTGCACAAACTGCATGTCACAAAGATTATCCACAGCAATAGGTACTTTGTGGTCTATCTTCCCGTGAGCGGTAGTTATTTCTCTGCCTAATGGCTTTTTGCTTGTGCTCTCCGCGATAACGGCTTCTTCTCCTGTGGCAGACATCACGTCTTCCCCGAGAATATCGTCTTCATTGCCCTCTTGTTGTGGGGCAGTTTCTGCCGCTATTACTTCGTCCTGTCCTTCCTGTCCTGTAGAAGGCTCAAGAGGCGGCGGGTCGAGTTCGTTTTGCGGCACTGTGGGGGCATTTTGTTCTTCTTCAAATCCGTACTTCTGCCCATTCAATTCGTATCTGGTCCACAACAGAACACGGTCTTCGTTCCAAAATATTCTAGCGCAGTCAACCAGCAGAGCGTGTAAATTGTTATTTCTCGCCCATATCAACTTGAACTTGTCGGCTTCCTCGGCAGCTATGATATCTGGCGAATACTCAGGGTTCATCGGAAAGAATTCTTGCTTAGGCACCTCTCGGGACAAAGCAGCGACTATGATGTCCCCCTTAGAACCGTACACGTTAGTGTCGTATACACCGATGTTGTTTAACTGCTGCTTGGCTCCAAAACCAGTTGAATTTCCGGGGATTGTCCAGCCGCCGTTTTTCCCTCGGAACAAATGCTGGTACCCACGATCAAAATGGCACGCCTCCCAACCTTGCTCTATCTCTAAACGCCTTGCAGCTGTGTCTGTCTTGGATGCTATGTCGTCCAGTCCCATCAGTGCACTTTGCGCGTCTTTTGATAACTCAGCAAACGGCTCGGCACTCCACGGGAAAGGGGCGTACACTCCCAAAGGAGAGTCACTTGGTCCTTCAGGCTTTTCTGCTGCATTGGGAGCATTGGCAGGAATGGTGCTTGGGACCTGCGCTGCGTCTTTGTCCATTAGTTCAGCCATCTGCTCTCCTTTGTTCTCTACTTGTTAGCCCACTTATTATACACGGCGATAATCCAAGATTTAAATTCCTCTTCAGAAAGTGTCCTCACGAATTTATATTCAGGGCAAAGTTAGATTTCTTTTTCATCTTGCCTGAAGCAGTCGGGCTTGCTTTCTCGTGACGGGCGTACTCCATAGTATTATCGTACCCTGCCTTACGTGCAGCGGCAGTCAATGACCCCACTGTCCCTTTTGCTTTCATTCGTTCGGTAGCCTTTTGCGCCCACTTCTTATGTCCTAACCCGTGCGGTGCCATAGTGTCTCCTTAATTCTTTTTCTTAGAAGCGTGGGCGAATTTTTTCGCACCTTTATCTTTTCCCCCATCAACAGCGTTGCCGCTCTCTCCTGTTGAGTTTACTGTTATGTTGTAAACGTGGGGACGCTTGTCACCTGTATCTGGACCTTTGCCTGAGCCCTTACCTGCACCCTTGCCTGAGCCCTTACCTGCACCCTTGCCTGTAGCAGTAGATGTCTCTGTACTTGTTCCCGTGCTGCTTGACCCTGAAATGGTTATGGTTACCGCTCCGCCCGTTGCTGCTCCCGTGTTGCGCGTAGCGGTAGCACCGCCCGTGCTGGTACTAGTTCCTGGCGTAGCCTGCGCAGCCGCTAGGTCTGCTGGCTTTGCAGAATCAGGAGAGTTCCCTTTTCCTGCTTTTTTATGCGCTAATCCTATGCTCATATTACTCTCCTTTACGTTCCACGTACTCACAGCAGCCTTCGGCTTCTACTTTAACCCGACCGTCACTTGTGTGAGGACGCTTAGACTTTTCCATCATATCCTTTTGTCCGCAGGAACTATTGCTCTCTCTGAAGTATTCGCAGTTCCCACACTCGAAAGGTCCGTTGCCGTTAGGTGATTCGTACCCTGTGCCCTTCTCCCCTTTTATGGAGAACTGGTTAATGTGCACGAGTTTGTCTTTTCTACCAATGCCTATGCTCACTTGCTCCCCTTTTTTACATAGTTGAACTTTTTCTTTCGCACAGGGAGCTTAGAATAGTCCGTGGCTGCTTCCCACTCCTTTACTTTTCCTTTACCTCCCAGCGCCTTAGTTCCTGCTGGAGTGTGGGCCCATGCATTTTGCTTTTTGGATTCAAAGGGCATGTGATCTCCTAACCATTAAACTGAGCGCTACGTGTAACACCTGCGGGAACCGTTATAGTATTCCCCGAGGTTTTCAGAACAACACTTAAGGCTGCCGTATTGCCTGACCCAGAAATAGCAGAGACGCGCCCCAATACCGAAACTTGGTCTCCTGCAAACCCGAACGCTTTTCCAGAAATACTCTTTGCAACTCCCTCGGTCTGCACAGCGTTCATATCGTTTGCCTGAGCCGCGAAGGTGTTAGGAGTGAGCGCGGTTTCAACTGTGATAACTGCTAAGGAGCCCGTGCCGGAGACCGATACGACTAGCCCTACAATCGAAACTTGATCGTTCACGTTTACAATCTTGCCATCAGCAGAAAATGCGGGTGCGGCCATGTTTATTCTCCTCTTAGGTTGGTTCCTTCGTTTATCTGTCATCCACGCCCTATATTCTGGGTCTTCCCATAACTTACGCTGCGCGGCTGCGTTCTTTTCTCTGGCCTCAATACTACCAGCACACTTACGTGATCTTTCTGCTGCTTTGGCTCTCTCCTCTGGTCTTTCAAACCTCTTACGTTGACCTTCGGAGTGCTTAGCAATCCAAACTGGGTTATCAAAGCGTTTGCGCTGTCCTTCTCTTATAGCAGAGATAACCTCAGGTTTACTAAAAGCCAGTTTTGTTGCCCTAGATGCTCTTGCTCTGGCCTCGGGGTCTTTGAAGTACTCTCGTAGTCTTTCTGAGTTATTTGTTCTTTCTACCCCACCCAACACAGGGTCATCATAAATCTTTCTCAATCTCTCTGATGTACTTTTGCCTATAGCCGCCTTGTGCTCTTCAGTTAAGACAGCCCCAGATGCCCCTTCTCCTCCGTCAGTGAGGTTCCTTAGGCAGCCTGTGCCCAAATCTTTTCGTCCGTAGTACGCTATCAGAAATCTTTCGGCTGCAAAGGCATCTTGTTCACAAGGGAACTCCTGTACAATTATTAAAAAGTCAAACTTAGGTCTGTTGAGGCGGTGACTACCGCTTACCCACGCCCTTTCTTCCCGACCTTTTCCTACGTAGTACGGAGTACCGTCGTACCGCAACCACAAATAAGTATAAAACATTGTTTCCTCCACTAAGGGCGTACAAAGAGCAGTAGTGGCTGCTCTTTGTACTGGCCCAAGGCCGCTAAGCCTTGAGATGTATTTTAATTAGGTTATGCCAAATCTGGCTGTTCAAATCCCATTTCTTCAGATTCTGCGCCTTCCTGTGCATAATGGTCACGCTTTTTCACATCGGTGTTAGCGTACTTTCCCCCAACCTCATATGCTTCGGCCGCATCAGAGTAAACACTCTCGTGCTTGTGCCCATCGGGGTGGGTTACGGAGATTGTATGCTGTCCATTGTCGTGGTCATGCTTGAATGTAATCTCTGAGGCTGGGCCGTGCGCTTTTACTACATCCTCTGCGTCTGCTCCGCTTTCCTGCGATGTGGAATGCTCGTTGTCGTTGGTTTCTCCCGGCTGTTTTCCATCGGCATATGCGTCGAACTTCTCAGGAGAATCTGTAGTAGTATCCTCCGAAGCGTTCTTAGTGGGCTCTACTGACTTGGGATGAAACTCGTCATACTTCTTAGTCCTGTATGCCGATCCGTAAGACTTTTGTCCGTCTGCTGTTTTGAATGCCATAGTTTCTCCTTTATCCTAAGCTCGGCATCTGGAAATTATCACTGGGTTCCTGTGACTCATCCCCTGCCTGCGCCTGCTCAGGAGGCGGTCCTTCCACTCCAGCAAGTGCCTTGCCTGTAGCGTGGGCGTCTTCTGCACTAGGAAGCTGGGCCTGATGGCTATGCCCATCGTTGTGATGGGAGACCACCGTATGCCGACCAGTTGCGGGGTCAGATTTTATGGTCACTGTATGGGCTGGGCCATGTTTCTGCGCTACTTCTTTGCCTTCTGCTACGCCTGGAACGGTGACTTCCTTGGCCCCTTCCTGCTCTCCTTTTTCAAACTCGGGAGTTTCGTTGTTTTCATGCTCGGCAGACATAGTTGGCTTAACGGGGAACTGAGGAGGCTTGGCTCCTGCAAAGGGATTCTTTGATGCTACCTTTGGCTCCGCAGCGTCCTTCTCCGCATCTCCAGCGTGGTTCTCGTCATAACGTTTTTGCACATAGGCCGAACCAAACTTCTTCTTGCCATCTTTTGTAGGGAATGCCATTGCTCAATCTCCTTTGTATTACAGAACTTTCTCTAACTGCTTAATAAGATCACCCTTAGTTTTAGCTACGTATTTCTTGGT